TCAAGCGGCTTTTTTGCGCTCTGTGGTGGGGGTTTTTTGCCCTATCTTTTTGATGGCCAAGTCGAGTCGTTTTACCGCTAGGTGGGCATAGCGCGCACTGCTGCGCTGATCCTTATGCCCTAGCACCGCGCCGACCGTGTAGAGGTCGATGTCGTTGTTGATCATCTCCGACGCCGCGGAGTGCCGCAGATCGTGGAAGTGCAGATCATTGTGTCCCAATGCCCGGGCGGCTTCCCTGAAGTACGACTGCACTGTGATCTTTGCAGGCTTGCGCGACGTGTTGTGCGCTGCCGTCCAGACTCGGGGGTGAATTGGGACGATGCGCGGCTCCCCGTTCTTCGTATCGTCCAAGTGCCACCGACCACCCTCCACCCGGGCGGATAGGATCTCCCCCAGTCGCATCCCGCTGTAGAACGCTATGCGGATTACGCGCCGCACCTTGCGGTTTCTGATTTTGCGCGCGATCTTGAGCATCTCGCGGCGGTCGATGTAGACCCGCCGTTCGTTGCGCACCTGGGGCGTGATCACCCGGGCGCCAGGGTCGGCAGTGCCGAACCCATGGTACTTCCATGCGTAGCGGCACGCTGCCACCAAATAGCGGATGCGCGCCCGGATCGTGGCCGGTGCCATTTCTTTGCCGTACCGTGACTTGCCAGACTTCTGGACCACGGCGCGGCACACTTCAGCTAAGGCACTGATGGGCTTTCCATTGAATGCCCAGTGGATCTGATGGATCTCGCGTGCGGCATTCTTCCCCTGTTTTAATAGTGGCGCCCTCTCAGCGACGTAGAGAGCGATGGCGTCAGTGATCAGTCTGTCCTCTGAACCAACGCCATTCGCGGCCGCGTAGATCCGCGCTGACTCTTTGCGCTCGAACTCGTCGGCTTGAGCCGAAGTCCAAGCTTTAGGAAGGCGCTTTCGTATGCGGATACGCCCGCCGTTGACGATGCGGTCAAATTCAAAGACGTACGTACCACGCGATTTATCACGGACGATCGGCATTGTTGCTTGTACTCCAGGATGTCTGTTTCATCGAAATTCACGTTACGGCCGATTCGGTAGCACGGGATTGGACCACCAGGGGCCGCGAGCCCGTACACCTTGCGGGGGCTGACCCCCAGCAGCACGGCGGCTTGTTGAGCGGAGATTTGCATTCAGTCCTCCATAAAAAAGCCCCGACTAGCGGGGCTGGGGTTGTTGGGGCGATGCCTTGACTTCTCGGATTTCCGTGCAGCTCATGCGTCCCCCGGAGGCTGTGGCAGTGACATCCAGTGTGTAAAGCTGTTGTCTCCCCAGGACGCACCAGATTCGACAGCGTCGTTTGCGCGCGCGATGCCGTGCGGCGTGAATGGGTCGAATACATCATCTGGCCAGCTCCATTCCGCGTCACCGAAATCATCTTCGTGCCATCGCGCGATGACTAGCGGGTCTGCCGTCCAGCTCTCTCCAGCCTTGGCTGGCGCGCGCCAGAGCATGATCCATGTTCCATCCTTGGGAGCTGTCTCAATCGGTTTCCATGCAATGACTGGTCCTTCGGCGCTCAGCGGCAGCGGCTTGCGCGCCTCCAGCTCTGCCCGCCGATTCCAGGCCGCAAGGGCGCTGTCGCGATCCTGGCCCACGAGAGAGACCGTATGCGCCCGGCCGTCCTCAGAGAGCGTGCAGCGGTGCATTACGGCGACGCTCGTCGGCTGCCTGTACTTCAGGCGAGGGTATGGCTTGCTTCCCTCTTGAACAATAGTTTCCCCGCCTCCGCAGAACGGGCAGGGCAGCAGGTGGGGTGTTGGTGCTGTGGTCACGGGGTCTGTCCTTTCTGCTGCGCCTGGGCGCGCTGCTTGTCGATGATTGCGTCCCACTCGCCGGCACGGCCACGAATGTCTATGCGCTCGCCACCGCTGGTGACGTGGTTGGTGGTGGCCTTGAGCCAGCGGTAGCGCTCGGCATCCATGGCGTCAGGGGAGCGCATCCAGACGATGAAGACGGCCAGGCCGCCGCCGAGGACTCCCAGGCCCATGGCGATCAGGTAGTTGAGGTCCATGTGTCAGCTCTCCTTGTGCGCTGCGGGGCGCGGTGGGGTGGTTCGGCAGTTCCAGGCCTCGACGGCAGCATCGCGCGTGGGTGCGGGACGCGCTTGGCGAACTTCGCAGCCGAGGCATTCCGCGAAATAGCCAGAGCGCCTGTTGCTGATGCGCTTGAAGAACACTCGGCAATTGCCACCGCAGAATGGACAGGTAAGCGCCTCCAGTGGCGCGCAGTCAGCCATGGTCGTGCTCCCCCTTGGCTGCTGCCTGGGCTGCGAGAGCGGCGCGCAGGGCTTCGCGCGGGGTGTTGCCGCTGGCGATGGGGTGCGCCTCCGCTTCATCGTTGAAGATCTCAGCGTCCCATGGACCCTCGAACTCGGGCACGAGCGCGATGCGGTGCCGCTGCATGGCATCCAGCAGCGCCGTGTCGTCGCTGGCATCCACTGCAGGCGCAGCAGGTGCTGCCATGCCAAGCAGCATGGTCCACGCGCGCTCGTAGTCGTCCCAGGCCTGCTGGTTGTACGTGCCTGCTGACTCGCGGCAGGAGCCGAGATGCGTGCGCATGCGTTGGAGGAACTGGGCGAGGCGTTGGGCCTCGGCGGGCGCAGCAGGTGCCTGGGGCGCTGCTGCAAGCGCGGCGCGAGCCAGCAGGGCAGCAGGGCGCTGCAATTCGTACTGGCCTCGGTAGTTCCATCCATGCAGGAAAAAGCCGAAGAAGTTGCTGGAGTCGCCTGCAGTCCAGCCTTTGGTGCCGACCTCTTCTCGGATCTGATCCCACGCCCATCTGCTGGCTTGGTCTTCCGTCATGAGCGTGACAGGGGCTGCAGGCGCTTCCAGGGCGGGCGCTGCCTGGGCGGTGGGCGCGGCAGCCATAGAGTGGAATGCAAAGGCGCCATCAAGGAACGCTCCCGCAAACTTGCGTGCCATGTTCTGGCACTCGACCTCTCGGCCGACATAGAGCTGCTGCGCGCCGTCTCCTGCAACGACCGCGTGGCTCCAAAGCATGCTTGCGTGAGATGGCACGACTTTGTAACGCGCGAGCGCCATGGCATCCATTTGCTCATGCGGGTATTCGCCCCGGGGCGCCACAGCGGCAGGAGCTGCCGGCTCCTCGATCTGGGCCAGGCACTTCGAGTTGCGCGCCGCGGCAAACACGTCTCGGCCGTAGGCCAGCAGTGCTGCGCGATCTGCGCCCGTCACGAAGTTCAGGGAGTGGGGCGACATCAGCGACGTCAGGTGCAGGTCGTCGCCGGGCTGGATCTTGGTTGCTGTCATGAGGCTTCCTCTACGCGCCATAGCGCTTTGGTGGTGTTGATGACGTGGCCTGCGCGCTGCAGCAGCGGGCACTGGGAAGAGTTGGAATTCACGGGATGAAGAAACAGGAAAGCCCTCGCGGCATACCGGGAGGGGAGGTATCAGGACAGCGCCCATGCGCTGTGCTCATGCCTCTGGGATCAGGGTTTCGTGAAAGTGCGCCTCGTGGTCATCACCTGCTCTTCGGTGCAATTCACGTCATAGGCTTCATTCATCCACGGGATGGAGTCGGGGTCGCTGTGCTTTCCACCGCCGTAGTAGTGGGTCCAGCCCACCCAGGATCCGTCTGGCATCTGCTTGGCGACCGCTTCGGTCTCGTAGTTGCGCGATCCAGGTGCGCTGAGGCCTGTTTCCTCGCCGGTGCTGCGGAGCTCATTGCGCGCGTCTTGCAGCATTCCGTCCCGGTCGTGCTCTTCGTAGAGTGCGTCCACGTTCTCGGCGGTGATCGCTGCATCAGCGTCGAGGGTGATGTCTTTCCACTTGGCGGCAAGCAGCAAGATTGCGTGCTTCAACTTCTGTTCGGGGGTCATGGTGGTCCTCGGTGGTTGTGATGGGAGCGAGGTCAGGCGGCGGAGATCAGGAACGGCGCGCGGTCCTTGCCGTTGATCCAGTTCGGGGGCTTGCCCCGGCCGGTCCAGGTGGCTCCGGTGGCGGGGTTGCGGTACTTCGGCACGCCCACACTGCCTGCCTTTGCCTTCGCGGTGGGGAAGACATCGGCAGCGGTCAGGCCGTGCTCTGCGATCAGCGCGCGGGCCGCGGCGATGCCCTCGGCTTTGTGCTCGGCCTGGGCCTGGGCGATCTGGGCGTCGAGTTCGGCCTTGCGGGCCAGCAGGGTCTTGTAGTCGGTCATGGGTTTCCTTTCTTGGCGCGGGCGCCGTGGTTGATGTCAGGCGCTGGCGTGTGGCCTGCGGTCTTTCCTCGGGATGCTCTGCTCGGGCGCGTAAATCTCGATCGTGTTGAACAAAGCTCCGCAGCATTTGCACTTGCGGGTTCTGCGTTGCATGATCGCGGCCCCGTCGCCCGGCCGTGTTTCCGTGACTTGGGTGTCAGCGCCGCATTCGACGCATTTGGGCTTGTTGCTCATGGCCTGGTCTCCATCGGAATCAGCCCAGCCCATGGAGACGTCGCCACGCCTGCGCGCCGCTTCCGTTGCGCGGCCCAGCGGGCACGGTTGGCGCGGTAGTTGCGCTGGTTCGCGGCCTTGCGGTGCGCCTCATCGAACGCCGGTCGCTCCGCGTCCTTGCCTGGCGCTGCCGCGTAGATCGGTGTCTCGCGGCCCTTGCGCCCGACCTGCAGCTGCCAGCGACTGATGCGGAAGAACTTGCCAGGGTGGTTGGCCCTGGCGTTCGTGAGAGACGCATTCACCTTGCCGCGTGGCAGGCCGGTGGCCTCGGCTATCTCCAGCGCGCTCATGGGGCCGAGCTCGCGCAGGGCGTGGGTTATGGCATCGCGCACGACAGGTGGGGATGGCATGCTTCCTCCTTTTCTCTCATGCGGTCGTCTTAGCCAGCGCGGCGCGCAGCTGGTCTTCGTACTGGCCTGCCAAGGCGGCGAAGGCCATCAGGTCGTCCTGCAGCTTCTGGATGGCGTCCTCGTCGCGCGTGATGCGGTGGATGACAAGATGCTGCAGGTCGGGGCACCAGAGCACTAGGTCCACCCACTGCCGGCCCAGCAGCCAGAGATAGCCAAGGCACTGGTCCATGTAGGCGGAAAGGTCGCCGTCGGCCATGGCGGTGAACAGCGTGTCGCTGCTGACCATGGTCTTGATCTCCAGCACGCCGTCGTCATCGATCAGGCCGTCAGGGCTCAGGCCGAACAGGCCGTCCTCGGTCTCGAAGAACCCAACTTCTTCCACCAGATGGCCGGTGCGCCCTTCGTACATAGCACGCGCGACGGGTTCCTGCTCGTTGCCAGCGCGCATTGCTGCGTTCTGGAACTTCGACGGAGCGTGGCCACCAACGCGCTCCCGGGCCACGTCGCGGGCATAGTCCAGCGCCGCCTTGCTCGGCCGGCCGTCTTTCAGCTTGTCGCGCGCAGTGCGGAAGTTGCTGCCGGTGATGTGTGCGCGGCGCGCGGCCAGCCAGTCCGGTGTGCCCTGTTCAAGATTGATCCACGGCATTCTTGTCCTCCACGTCGGTTACGTTCTTCGCGGTCTCCGCGCGGATGCGCGCCAGGTGAGCCCTGTAGGCGTCCTTCAGTTCGTTATGGGCGCTCAGGTCATTGGCAAGCCTGCCGTTCTGCTCTGCCCAATAGGCCTTCAGTTCTTCAATGGTCTTGGTCTGGCGCAGTCCTTCGATGATGGGCTGCGGGTCAATGGCAGCCGAGCGCGCCGGTTGCGCTGTGGCCAGGCCCTCACCGCCCTCGGTATTGAGGTGGTGGATGGCTTGGTCGAGGCGGTCCGACTTGGGCCAATACTTGTAGGCCCGCTTGACCACGGTTTTCTTGGCCATCTCACCGTAGTCGGTGTCCCAGGGCGACGACTTGCCCGCCTTCACGGACTCGGAGCGGTTCTTGATAGCGTCGATCTCCTCGCGGCTCATGCAGTCCGTGAGGTAGTCTCCGCTGGGCGTCTTGACCACCACATACGCGCCCACCAACTCTCCGCGCTCGCGACTGAATGGGTTGTAGGAGTGCGTGGGTGGCCGGTCGAAGCCATTCAGCGTGAAGGCGTCGCTGGCGTAGACCAGATCCGCCTGAGCCCACAGGATGGAGCCGGCCTGCACGGCCAGGTCGATCAGCCCCATGTAGCTGATGTCCAGGCAGATCTTTCCCTTGCGCGGCACCAGATAGGCCTGCTTCTTGGCCGGGTTCAGGCTGATCCCGATGGCCGCGATGTTGGTCACCGCGTTCACCACGGACTGGCGGTCGTTGGCGGCCAACTTGGCGATGTAGTCACCTGCCGTCAGCACCTGAATGGCGAAGCCGGCCTCGCGCTCGAAGTTGATCGAGCGGTCCACGAGCACGCTGTGGAAGCTGTCTTCCGCGCCGTAGACGAAGTTGGAGATGGTTTGGATGGCGCTCATGATGATCTCGCGCTCAGAAGGCGCCGGAGTTGATGAGGTGCGCGGCGGCCAATCCGAACGCCACTGCGTTGAATGCCAGCCATGCGAAGGCGTAGAAGATGGTGCTCATGCGCGGCCCTCCTGCTTCTTGATGAAGGCCATCACATCGCCACGCATCACGCGCCCCTCGTACTGGTACTTCTTCCTGCTGGGCCAGTAGTCGAGGCGCCTGCCTGCAACCATTCGGGACCAGTGGTAGTCCGTGTGGATGCTCCAGCCGCCGTCGTTGTCCTCGTTGGCCTGCTTCATGAAGCGCGCGCGGTCTTCATCGAACTTCGATTTCTTGTGCTCCTTGAGGGCATCCCAGATTTCGTCTCGCTCGCTCATGGCTTCGCTCCTTTCACCAGGGCCAGGGCGGATCGGATTTGATCAGCCGCCCTAACTTGGGCGCTGTGCCTGGATGCCCCACCGTCCTTTGCGGAAGATACTGGGACCATCCCAGAATCGACGGCTGCCTGTATCGCCGCCAGCAGCGCATCCCGCTGCTCAACCAGCTGGCGCGGCGTCAGGCCGGTTTCGTGGTGGACCGTGCCGGCCTCGGCGATTAGCGCGGCATTGGCTCGTTGTGGCAAGTCCCAGTGGGGCATGCCGGGGTTCACGCCGATTTGGGCAACGAGGCCCCAGCCTGGAGCCCGAATGCGGAGAGTGGACTCCCACGGCCCGCCAAGGCCCGAGACAGCCCAAGGCCCAGGCGTCGGCTTGATTGCTTCGCTCATGACGGCTCCTTCATCTTGAGTACGACGAGCAGGGCATCCTTGATCTCGTCGCGCGATGCTTTGGGGTACAGCTTCAATGCATCCCTGATGAGTGGCTCTGCCCTGGTGTAGCCGCCATCACGCGCCATGCGGAACACGTCCATCTTGAGAGTGGCCTGCTCTGTCTCTGTGAGCTTGCTCATGACGGCTCCCTGGTCAGCAGTGCTGTGATTGCTTCCTGTGCTGCGCGGGCGGCTTCCTCGGTTGCGTAGATACGCCCCAGCTTCTGCAGGTTGGCGCCAGGGTCGAGGGTTGCTTCACCGAACCAGCGGAAGGCATCGCCGTGGTCTGTGATGTAGTACCCCGGGCCGCTCATCACAGGCGCCTCTATCTCACGGTCGCCGACAAGGATGGTCTTGGGCTTGAGCCGGAATGGGTAGTCACCCCGAGGTTCGGCAATGTGCCTCAGGAGCCCCTCAAGACTCAGGTCGTGCCAATCTTTGGCGAACTGAACCTGCACAGTCTCCCCATCTGCGATCCAGCGCAGTACTTTCGCGTGCGGGTGCTCTTTCTTCATCTCATCTCTCCTTGAGGCAGACCAAGCTGCCGTTTTCAAAAACAGGGGTGAGGCCCTCGCAGGCCCGGGCTGCGGCGCGCGCGACGCGCTGCTCCTGTGGCGTGGGCTGGGGCTCCTGTGCGCCGGCATCAGCGCAGCCGGTGAGGGCCAGCAGGACCAGGACGACCACCACCATCAGCAGCCAGCCGCCTGGCACGCCATCGGCTTCTGGCTCGTAGACAGGCCCAGGCCGCGAGCACTCGCGCAGGTAGCGGGCATCGGGGTCTGGGTTGAAGGGCTCTGCCGGGGTCACTCGTTGCATTGCTGTGGCTCCTTCGGTGCGGTGTTCACGTTGGCGCGGCAAAACGGGCAGAAGGGCAGCTCCATGCTGAACTTCCCTTTCATCAGAGCCATGCGCTCGCGACGCTTGCCAGTGGTGCGGTTCTTCAGCGTCTGGTGTTCGATGAAGCCTTCGGCCCAGGCAGTCTTCGCCGCTTCGCAGAACTCCACTTCGCCGCAGCGATCCTTCTTGCATTTGTCGGCCATGGTGTGTCCTCAAATGGCATCAGCGCTGAACTCCAGCGCCTGGGGTTGGGTTGCGAGCGCGGCGCGCACCAGCTCGGGCGGCATCGGCTCGGAGAATTGGCGCTGCAGCGCGGCTTCGAGAGTTGCGCAGCGTTCCTCCAGCTCCATCAGCCGGAACTCGGCCAGGGCAGGGTGTTTGGCGACGGTTGCGGCGTCAGGCAGCATTGCGTGCCTCCTGCATGTCGCGGCGGGCGCACTGTGTTGCGAAGTCGCGCAGCCAGTCGTCAATGGCGCTGCAGATGGCCATGTAGTGGCCAGCGGCTGCGATCTTCTTTGCCGTGGAGAACGGAGCCTTGTGCAGCGCCTCTTCCACGAACTCCGGTGCGAACGGAGGGCCGTAGTGCTCCCGGGTGTAGGCATCAAGAGCAGCGTCCTCGGCGTCGTACTCGCTTTCGCGCGCGGCCAGAGCATCGGCGTCTCGGCTGGCGAGGCATGGGATACGTTCGTTCATTGCGGCACCTCCCAATTGGCCACGTCATCCAGTTCCTTGATGCGCTTCTTGATCGTCTTGAGCGTCGCGTTTTCGCGGCCGATGCAGAGCTGCGCGAGGCGGTGCTTCTTGGCCCACATCGTCGTTTGGCGCACGCCCCACGCACCCTGTTCGGCAATGCTCTTGCGCATGCGGTCGCGCAGTTGACCTTGCAACAGGTCGCGCTTCTGGTTTGCTACCTGAACCTTCTCTTGATCTGTTGGCATGAAGCCTCCTTGCGGCCCGCAGGCCATGAAAAAAGGCCCTGCATTGCAGAGCCTGTGTAAAGAGCCGCGTGGTGCGCGCCACGTCGCTTGCGATCAATCCGACGCGCGCGGCTGAAAAGAGAGCCGTGTTCGCGCTTCAATCCCAGCATCCGACTTGCTGGGCGGTGGGAAGCGCGCGGCTGGAAAAGTTGATGGTGGCCGGTTGCTTGTCTGGCTTGGTGTCCTTACGTTTGCAGCGGGAGCCTATTGCTCGGAGGATTTGCCATCGAGCCCGCTATTCCGCGCACCATAGAGTCATAGCTTGTCGAACCAGTCCAGTAACTGGCACTCGTAGCGCATCGCAACTGCGCGTCACCATCACATCTACCCACGACAGAACGGCCGTTCTATCCCGAGGGACTCATGGGCAGATGTGATGGGCCCTAGGCTTGCCAGGGCGGGGGATCAGGCGTCGATGCCGCCGTGCAAATCAAGCTCTGCCTGCAGAACTTCGACCGGGACGTATCCGTAGACGGTTCTGGTTGGCTTCTCTGATTCCTCGGCGAACTCCATCAACGCATCCGATGGACGATCGCTCGGGAAGCCTGCCTCCATTTCACGCCACGGCCCTTGGTTGTCGCGAGGTGTGCAATACAGGCCACGGCCAGCCTGGATCGAAATGGAGAATCCATCCTTGCAATTGATGCGCGGGAACGGGCCAAGCACTCCTGGGAAGACTTCTTCCCGGTGTGCTTCCATGTACTCAGCGAGGTTCATCTCTCATCTCCTTGGTGTGCCCCGGCTACGAGCCGGGGGAGGGGGTCAGGCTGCGGCTGGCGCGCGCTTCGTTACGGTCACGTCGTAGGTCTCGCCGCCGCCGACGATCTCGTATGCGCCGCCCTTGGACTGCGCGTATTCGATGGTCAGTCGATGGAAGTCCTGGGTCACGTCATGGCGCAGGGTTGCAGATTTGTAGTTGCCGCTACCAAGGTCGGTTACGCGGCCGGCGTATACGGTGCCCGTGAGGGGCGACAGCATCACGCGGAATTCAGTCTTTGCTTTCGCCATGTCTTCTCCTGTTGAAAAACCAAAGGCGCCGCAACGGGTCATGGCGCCTTTGGTTCTGCCCCTGTGCGCCAGGGGCGGGCGGTCAGGCGGACGCCTTCGGGGCGATGCTGAACTCCTGGCCATCCAGGTAGTAGTAGGTCTTGTCGTGGCGGTTGTATTCGCACTTCAGTGTGGCAACGTAGACCACATCGCCAACCATGAACTCCTGCTCATAGACATCATTTCCACAGTTGTAGGCGCCTTGGCAGTCATCGAACGCGCGGTTCGCCAGGACCTCCTCCAGAGCCTCGGCATCTTCCAAAGATGGGAAGACGTTGTTCTCGGCTGCCTGGTCGAACTCGTCGTAGGCCTGCTTCGCAGCCTCCAGGGCCTTCTGGGCGGCGTTGATTTCAGCCTTCAAGGTCTCGCGTGTCTGTGTGCTCATGAGTCACTCCGTGGTGGTTGAAAAAACGAAGCGCACTCGGCGAATGCGCTTTGTTTTGCCCAGATGTCGCTCTGGGCCGCGCCGGTTTCCCGGTCTCACGCTGTGGCTTCACTGATTGCGTTGAGGGGTCGCCACTCCCAAGTACCCGGTGCCTGATGGTTCCATGCCCGGTAACTCGCCTTTCGCATGTCCGCGAGACTGCGCGGCCAGGTGGTGGCCGGGTCTGCCGGCTCAGGTGTGTCGCATGTGCTCTCCTTCGCAGCGCGGGGCTGCTGGTGTTTCGCCGGATGTCCGCGCCGGCTCGCGAGTGCTTTTTTGATCTACCCCAGCTGGGGCCTAGGTCGCAGGTGTTGGTTCGTGCGCTCGCTGTCTTTTCGCTTTCGCTTCTGCCGACAGATCACAGGGGCAGGGCCTTGCGGCCTGTTCATCCTTCCTTGAGGGCTACAGAGAGATGCGGGCCGGACGGCAATTCCCGGCTATGACACTGTCTGACGTGCCTCGCAAGCCATGCTCCCGCGCTTTCGCGCCGTCTTGGGCATGGACTGATTGCCCTCCCGAGGTCATCAACCCTCGCGTTTCGACTGTGGTGCACCCCCGTTACCTTTGGTGCGTCCGCATCTCTCTGTAGCCCTCTGTTGTTAAAGACCAGTCAGCGCCCGGCCGATCCCGTGACACCCTCCGCAGCCGCCCTGGGGCGTTTGTTGCTGCGATGGGTGTATTGAACCACGGTTCAAATTGAAAGTCAACGTAGGTTCAAAAAAAGTTCAAGTTCTCGTACACTGTCAACCATCGAACAGACGCAAAAAAGCCCGCATGGGGCGGGCTAGGAGGTTGTGATGAACTACATGCTCAGCATCGAGCGACTAGAGGATGACGGCTACATGGTCTACGTGATGGCACATGGCCTAGCCATACCGCTGACTGATGTGAAGTGGCGCACGCAGGCTGCTGCGGTCTACGAGGCCACGCGGTGCATTGATGCTGGCCTGCAGTGATCAGCCTGGCAACTCAACAACAGGTGTTGCGCTGGATGTGGTCTTCACAAGGTTGATCGCGTGCATGCAGTCCGCTTTGTGAACGTAGCTCTCGCCGCTGGCAATGATCTCCCCATTGGAGGCCCTGAGGCGCCAACGCCACTCGGTAGGGCTGGAGAGAAGGCCGGCCATCTTGGATGGATAGATTTCAAACTTCATGAGTCCTCCTATGAAAACACACATTGAAAACTGGAAAGCCCAGACGCCCTATGCAGTGGAGTTCCATCACAACGGAGCCCGCTGGGCACTCACTATTCACGCAGTTGATGACGCAGATGCAGAGGCCAAGGTGCGCAGCCTGAGGGAGTCTGCTGTGCTGCTGGGTGGGCCTGTCGAAGAGGTCTCCATCCACAACGACGGACGGTAGCCCCCATACACCCTGTCACCAGCAGTTGGTCTGCACCGTCCCCATGACGTTGCGCGATGTGCAGTTGACCTGCGGCCTCAGTGGCGCGATGGGTTGCGGCTTGGGCTGGGCTGCCTGGAGTAGCATCAGGCCATTGTTGATGGCATTGTCACGGGCCATACGCTCCTGAGCTTCGGCCATTCGTCGCTGGGCTTCCGCTTGTCGCTCCGAGTCCTCGCGAGCAGATTTTAGTAGGGACTCAGCTGCCGCCTGTTGCCGCTGCCGGGCCTGAGCCTCTATTGCTTGTTGAGCTTCTTGGGCCTCTGTTTTTGCCATGGCCTGCTGCAGGTCGCTGAGAGCCTTGATCTGGGCTGCGTGGAACTCGTTCCAGGTTTTGAACTGACCAGAGGCGCCGGCAACCAGGGGCTCAAGTTGGACCCTTGCCAGGACCATGAAGCCATCGGTATCGATGTTGGCCATGCATTTCTCCCAAGTCTTTGCAGATTCCTTGAGGCCGCTCTTCTGCTGCTTGGTTATTGGGCTATCGTCGGTCCGCGCGTCAACGCCGAATCTGTTCCGCTGGAGCTTTCCTATGACACTGGCCTGGGGCTCTGCCAAGATGCATCGGGAGAACTCGGCGCTATCCTCTTGGAAAGTTTTCCCCTCTGCATGCGCAGTCATGGTTGCAGCCACAGTGACGGCTACGAAGATTGCTTTCTTGATCATGTGGCACCTCTCTATTCTGGAACCCACTTGCCTATGACAACGCCGCAGATCGTGGCGTCCCCGTTTATCTCGATGAACTTTGGTCGCCAGTCGGGGTTGATGGCCCGCAAGAACTTTCGGCCGTCCTCTTCAAGGTATTGCTTGAACGTCGCCTGATCCTGGGCTTCGAGTCGAACGACTACCCGATCTCCTGGCTGCGCTGATCTGCCTGGATCGACAAAGATGATGTTTCCCGGCTCGTATGAAGGATGTACGCCGGGATTGCTCATGCTCTCGCCTTCTACCGTCAGCGCGAATGTGTGTGGACCGTGCTTTGCAGGGCAGGGTATCCATTCAGATGCATCCCCTGGTTGGAAGTTATCCACAATTTCCGACCAGTTGCCCGCCTGGACAGAAGAGATCAGCGGCACCTTGCCTAAGGTGTCGTCATCTTCGTCAGTGCCGTCCATTTCCCTCGGTCCAACGCCTGTCGCAAGCCATGCGGGGTTCAGCCTGAACAGCTTCGCCGCCTTGATGTTGTTCTGTGAACTGAAGCTGCCGCCTTCCTTCACTTTCCTGACTGCCTGATAGCTGATCTTCATGGCGTCAGCCAGCTGCTGGATCTTCCAGCCGCGAGCCTCTAGCTCAGGAAGTAGCCGCTCCCAATAAGTATCAACCATGGTTGCAATTTTGCCGGTCCGTGCTTGAACCTGGGTTGACAAGTGAGCTTGAACCGTGGTTCAATTCGGCATGCTCAAGCAAAAAGCCATTGAACTGCTGGGCGGCACTCTGACCGCCACTGCCGATGCCATCGGCATCTCCTACCAGGCCGTAGTCAAGTGGCCTGAGTCTCTTCCACCGCGTATCGCTGACCGTGTGATTGCCGCATGCGTTCGGTCTGGCGTGTCTGTGCCAAAGGACGTTTTGAACGCCGACGGCAAGGAACAGCAACCCACCTCCCGCTAACCCAACAACAAAGAACCCGAGCCTCCTATGTACGCCGATCCCAAACGCATCCGCAGCAACCGTGTCCCCGTCTATCTCGATGACTACATCTACGAGCGCCTGACTCGTCTGGTGGAGATCCAAGGTGGCGAGAAATCCGTGGTCAGCCGCGATGCATTTGAGCGCGGGCTGGAGTTGCTGGAGAAGGAATTGCATGCCCAGGAGTGTGCTCAGGGTGCCGGCAACAAGCGAGACGTAGGTTCCTGCCTTGCGTAGCCCTTTTGAGGCACTGCACATGTCACGCAAACCACCCCAACCCAACCACGTTGCAGAGCTGACTGATGTCCAGCTGAAGCTGGCCAAGCGCATTGCAGCAAGGACAGGCAGGACCTTGGAACAGGTCATTGCAGCAGCTATCGGCCGTGGCGCATCTGCTGCCTACACGGACGTTCTGACAGGCCGCGCGCCTGCTCGGAACCCCAGCTGATTTTTTAAAGCACTCAAATAACACGGAGCAGACATGCGCGACTACGGAATGGTGTCTCCCAGGTTCTGGATCGGCGAAACAGGCAAGGCTCTGCGTGGCAATGCTGATGCTCAGGTCCTTGCCTTGTATCTGGTGACGAGCCCGCACGCCAACATGATCGGCGTGTTTCATTGCCCTGTTTTGTACATGGCGCATGACACCGGTTTGAGCATGGAAGGAGCATCGAAGGCCCTTCAATGCCTCATCAAAGCAGGGTATTGCACCTATGACGAAGCCAACGAGACGGTGTTTGTGCACCGGATGGCTGCTTATCAAATTGGTGAAGCTCTGGCACCCGCTGACAAGCGCTGCAAGGGTGTTGAACGTGAGTGGCTGAACATCGCTTCCCACAGCTTGCAGGCTGCATTCTTTGCTATGTATTCAGATGTCTACCACCTGGAAAAACAGAGCAAAAAGACCAGCCCCTCAGAAGCCCCTTCCAAGGCCCATGCAAGCCAGGAACAGGAACAGGAACAGGAACATGTAGAAGCTCCTTCTGCGAAGTCGCCACGCGGCACCGCCTTGGCGGCGGACTGGACCCTTCCTGATGACTGGAAAACCTGGGCAGAGAAGGAACGCCCGGATCTGGACATGGCGAAGGTTGGAGATTCGTTCCGCGATTTCTGGATTGCCAAGCCGGGGAAGGACGGACGCAAAGCGGACTGGCACGCGACGTGGCGCAACTGGGTGCGGAACCAGCGCCAGGGCCAGGGCTACCAGCACACCCAGGTCAATGGACGGGCAGACACCGCCCCGAGGAACTTCGTGTGATCGGCCATACCCCCCTGCTGAAGATGCGCCGCGATGGCGTGCTGCCCTACGACGTGGTCCACGTCATCGACGGTGACAGCGAGTTCGCAATCGAGCTTGCCCAGCAATGGCACCGCATTCCGAGCTCGGCAAACGGCCTGTTCACGCCCCATGTGGTCGTCGGCCAGGAAGACAGCCCTGAACGCCTGGACGTGCGGTTCTGCCGTCAACTGGGCGTGGTGCTGGAAGCCAACCGAGGCCAAGAGCGGGCACAGCGTTTGTTCAAAGCAATCCGGGCAGTTGAGCCAGCCATTCTGTGCTGCGCCATGCCCGACGAAATCTGGTTTTACACGAAGGAGCAAGGCGGCAATGGCAAACGTATTCATGCCTGACGACATCGATTTCGCTGCATACGAGCACGAGACCGACGCGCAGCAAAAGGTGCTCCCGGCATCGTCCTGGGTGCAGGAGTTGATCGACCGGATTCGCAACCCGATCCGCGCAAAGCAGGCGTTCATGCCGTGGCGCAAGACGGCCCAGCTGGTGCAGTTCCGCCCGGGTGAGGTGACGCTGTGGGGTGGCGCGAACGGCAATGGCAAGTCCCTGGTGACCGGGCAAGTAGCGCTGTCGCTGTGCGGTCAAGGCGAGCGCGTGGCAATCGCCAGCTTTGAGATGAAGCCCATCAAGACGCTGGAGCGCATGGGCCGGCAGTGGTCCGGCACGAACCCCGCGCATCCGGCCTATGCAGGCAACGACGACGGCCAACGCATCCTGATCGACACATACGAGCAATTCCGCGACTGGACCGACAACAAGCTGTGGCTGTACGACCAGCAGGGCACCGTGACTACCGCCCAGGTCTGCGCCGTGGTCCGCTACGCCGCGGTTGAGCTCAAGGTCACTCACTTCGTCGTGGACAGCCTGATGAAGTGCGTGCAGGGCGAGGACGACTACAACGGCCAGAAGCTCTTTGTTGACGAGCTCACTGCCATTGCCCGCGACCACGGCATCCACATCCATCTGATCCACCACATCAAGAAGCCTGCCAGCGAGGACCACAAGCCCAACAAGTACGACATGAAGGGCTCGGGCGCCATTACCGACCAGGTGGACAACGTGATCGCCGTGTGGCGCAACAAGCCCAAGGAGCGCAAGCGCGATGAGGGCCTGCTGACCGAGGAAGCCGACGTGAAAGAGCCCGACTGCCTGCTCATCTGCGACAAGCAACGGAACGGCGAGTGGGAGGGCTCCATCGGCCTCTGGTTCGAGCGCGACAGCCAGCAATTCGTCGCATCCCATGGGGAGGAACCCCTTGTCCTCTACACACCGGAGGTCGCATGAGCATCACTGTTTCTTGGTGGCATATCCCAGCCTGCATCACCGTCGCATGGTTGGTAGTTCTGTTTTGGCCCCAGCGGAGCGCGTGGGACACGATTGCACATGGCTTTGTTGTAGTGGTTGCGCTGATCCCGGTTTTGCTCGTTTGGATCGCTTCGCTGCTGTGGAGGTTGGCATGAGTACCGAACGCGAAATGCTCGAAGCAGCGGCAAAGCATGTGGGCATCAGCGGCGACTACGAGGACGGGAAGATCTGGTGCCTGAACTTCATAGGCAATCTTGTCGCTTGGGACCCGCGTGGCCAGGGTCACTGCTCTCAAGAGTTGCAGGCCGTCTGTCGCATCAGTGTTGAGCACAGTCCAGCTGACGAAAAGCGTCCTTGGGTTTGTGCGAGCGTGTCCAACCATCTGGGACGCGCGGAACAGTTCATGGAAGACGTCCCCGACGAATCCCAGCGCGCGGACCGAATGCGCCTGGCAATCCTGCGCTGTGCTGCGGCTCAGCCACCAGCAAACGGATGCGAACGGACGGAATCGGATGCAAACGGATGCGTTGGGATAGACCGGGAGCGCATGGAAAAGGCGCTGGCCAGCGAGACCTTCACGCTGCCCAACGGACTCTCCGAGAGCGAGATCGTGGACCACTTCACTCGCGCCGCGAAGGAGCAAGCATGACCCCCACAGGAATCGAGGCCCAGGTCTGCGAAGACATCGCGCGCAGGCAGCAGTTTGGCCTGCACAAGTACGGCACTACCGTAGCCCAGAACCCGCTGGAACTGCGCCAGTGGCTCAAGCACGCATACGAAGAGGCCCTGGACCAGGCGATCTACCTGCGCCGCGCCATGGCCGAAATCGACGCCATCACGGGCCATGACGAGCTGGCCGACATGGTGCGGGCGGGGAAGGGGGCTCAGGCATGAGCACGACCCCCGCACACATGGTCATCCAGTTCTGGGTGGTCTCGGCCCTCTACGCGAGCGAATGCCACTGGCTGTCATGGCTCTATCGGCGTGACTCGACCCTGGGGCGCGTCCGGCGCTATGCCAACGCTGCCCGGGCGCGCGCTGTCGTGGTCTATGACCGCGTGTTGAATCAGGAGGACCTCATTGACTGACCGCACCCCCATCGATCCCCAGGTGGCCGTGGACTACATGCTCCAGACCGCGCCCCGCTACGCCGCTGCGAAAGCAAAGCGCGTGCAGCTGGAGGAGTTCCGCAAGAGCAAGAAGGCCATCCTGATGCAGCAGTCCGAAGGGAAGACCGTGGCGGACCGCGAGGCCTCTGCATACGCCCACCCGGAGTACATCGAGCTGCTGAATGGCCTGGAAGCTGCCGTGGAGGCCGAAGAACTCTTCCGCTGGAAGATGAAGGCGGCAGAGCTGCAGGTGGAGATTTGGCGCAGCCAGGAGGCAAGTAGCCGCGCAGAGGGGAGGGTGGTTCGATGAAAGCCGACCAACTGGCAGAGATCATTCTTCGCGCATCGACCCGCAACTTGGATGATGAAGTTCGGATCGTCGTTCACAACCCGGGGAAGGTTGGGCCGCGTTCTTCTGTCCCCCTTCAGGTGGCTGGATACGGGATGGATTGGGAGCGCGGCACGTTCGAGTTGATCCCGGCCATGCCTCTGACTCGCCTGACACCAGAGGATGTGGCCGCGATCCACAAGAGCGTCAGCGCAGGCTCATCCTGGCATGCATACCAGGCGCACAAGAAGCTGCACGAGCGCATTCAGCAGCTTGAGGCCGAGATTGCGGCACTGAAGGGAGGCCAATGACCTTCCGTCGCACACGCTGCGCCCACTGTCGCGCCAAGCTGGACCCCGGCCAGCGCATCCACCCACATTGCATTGCCGGTTACGCCGAAGCCGAGGGCGCCAAGGCAGAGCGCAAGCGACAGAAGCAGGCGAGAGCTGCAGCCAGGGTAGAGAAGGCAGAGACACGTCGGCGCAAGGAGGCCACCAAGCCGCGCGCCAAGTGGCTGTCCGAGTGCCAGGACATCATCAACAAGATCGTCCGTCTGCGCGACAAGCACTTGGGCTGCTGCTCATGTGACCGCGGCCCCGAATGGGATGGCCAGTGGCACGCATCGCACCTGCGTTCCGTGGGCGCCGCGTCAGCAGTCCGGTTCAACCTCTGGAACATCCACAAGGGCTGCTCCATCTGCAACAACCACCTGAGCGGCAACCTGGCCGAGTACCTGCCGCGCATCCGCGCCCGCATCGGCGATGAGAAGGTGGACTGGCTCTACACCCAGAACCAGCTCGTCAAGCACGACGTCGAGTACCTCAAGAAATTCAAGCGAGTGATGGGCAAGCGCCTGCGCCGCATCGAAAAACGCTGCAACTGAAAAAGGAGCCCACATGCTGATGAAAGCCTACGTTGACTACAACATCATCAAGGCCGAGCACGAAGAGATCCACCTGAGGCTGCAGAACTGGGCCAAGTGGACCCGGGTTGGCAGGTTCGCATGGATGACCCACCCCATGTGGCGCTACTTCAAAGAGCGGGAGCCACAGCCTTCCAGCACCTGCAACACCCTGGATGCACATGAGGTGGAGAAGCTGATAGCGGACCTACCACAGAAGAACCGCCAAGCCATCCGCTGGTGGTATGTCTACGCCAGCAACCCAAAGACTGCGGCGAAGCAGATGGGGGTGACGCTGGAGGCGCTCGATGCTCTGGTGCATGACGGCAGGACGATGCTGAAGAACCGATCCAAGCCACTTGCGAAACCGAAAAACGTGTGATAACGTTCGCCTAATCGTTAGCAGCAGCATAGGACGAACCCGGTTTGCGCCGGGTTTGGCGCGGGCTAACAAAATGAGTCCGCCGCAACTGTCGACTGAAGGAAAGGTCTCCAGCTAGTCGACTGGGAGTCCGCGAAGGAAGTGATGCGGATGAGTGGCGAATCCCTTGACCGGGATAGACTTCCTGACACCTCGGAAAGACGAGGATCAACACCAAAGCCTCGATTGCTCACGCAGTCGGGGCTTTTTCATTTCCGCAGGGCGGCACTAACCCCTCAACTGCCCCTCCTTCGAGTGCTTAGCCCTGCACCCCAGCAGATCCCGGCCTGTGTAGCAAAGCCCAGTAACCCTGGTGGCTCCGGGATGAAGAAGAACCACAGGACATTTACCTCGACGTAACCGCAGGCGCGACCTGCTAATGACCTCGCTAGCCATGTTGGATCAGGCCCGGGTGAGTGGGAAACCGCAACAGCCGTCCAAGTCGAAAGACTGAAAGCCGACCAAGGTAGTGGAAGCAACCAACTGGCAAACCCGGGCTCGCATCCGGGCGTTGAGACCAACATAGGAACGACCATGCTTGGATCACAGGACTCGCAGCCCATCCCGCTTGAGCAACTGAAAGCCCAGCGCGACAAAGCATGGGAAGAGTGCTGCCGCCTGGACTGGCTGATCTGCAAGGAGCAGAACCGGCTGTCTGATGAATGCCGGAAGCAGCGGGATGCCTGGCTTGACCAGCGTGAGGTTGGAGTGAACTTTCGTGTTGACATGACCCATTCGCAGGCCCTGCCAAAGACATACACAGGTTGACGGATGGGTCGTATCAGCACATTCAATGAAGACATCGCAACAAAGCTCTGTGACCGGATAGCAGCAGGAGAGTCCCTCCGCAAGATCTGCACGGATCCCAAGATGCCGAGCATGGCGACTGTGATGCGGTGGCTGGGAAAGCCTGAGAACGCGGCTTTCCGAGAGCAATACGCATGCGCGCGTGATGCCCAGGCCGACAAGCTGGTCGAAGAGATGCTGGAGATCGCCGACGAGGAATGCACGATGGTGCGATCCGATAAGCACGGCAGCAAGGACGATGACGGCCAGGGAAACACCGAGGTCGTGTTTGACGCCACGGCGGTCGCTCGCAACAAGCTGCGTGTGGATGCCCGCAAGTGGGTGGCCAGCAAGATGGCCCCGAAGAAATACGGCGACAAGGTGACCCAGGAGGTCGTCGGTGCCGGTGGCGGCCCAGTCGAGACCGTTACGAGAATAGAGCTAGTCCCCCTGAAATGACCACCGCGCAGATTGCCATCCCCGAGAAGCTGATTGAGCTGTTCTCGGGGGAGGCAGACGTGCGCGCGTGTGATGGCGGTCGTGGGTCTGGCAAGACGCGCAGTTTCGCCAAGATGGCTGCGGTCAAGGGCTACCAGTACGGCAAGGCGGGTGTCACTGGCATCTTGCTGTGCGCCCGACAGTTCATGAACTCGCTGGAAGACTCCAGCCTGGAAGAGTGCAAGCGGGCCATTGAGGATGAGCCATGGCTTGCTGCCTACTACGACGTTGGCGACAAGTACATCAAGAGCCGCGATGGGCGGATCACGTTCGCGTTTGCTGGCTTGGACCGCAACATCGCGTCGATCAAGTCCAAGGGCCGCCTACTGCTGTGCTGGGTTGATGAGGCCGAGCCAGTGACCGACGAGGCTTGGACGACGCTGATCCCAACCCTGCGAGAAGAGGGCACTGATTGGAACGCTGAACTCTGGGTGACATGGAACCCGAAGCGCAAGAGCGCGCCGGTCGAGAAGCGGTTCAAAGGGTCGAGCGATCCGCGCATGAAGTACGTGCGCTGCAACTGGAAGGACAACCCGAAGTTCCCCGCGCTGCTCGAGCGTGTGCGCCTGCGCGACCTGGCTGAACGCCCAGAGCAGTACGCGCACATATGGGAAGGCGATTACGCCACGGTGATCGAGGGCGCGTACTTCGCATCGCACATCGTCAAAGCGCGCCAGGACAACAGGATTGGCCGCGTGCCGGCCGACCCGCTGATGACGCTGAGGGCCTTTGTGGACATCGGCGGCACAGGCGCCAGGGCTGATGCCTTCGCGATGTGGATTGCGCAGTTCGTCGGCAAAGAGATTCGAGTGCTCGACTACTACGAGCAGGTCGGCCAGCCGCTGTCATCGCATCTGAACTGGATGCGTGAGAAGGGCTACGACAAGGCCCAGATCTGGCTGCCACACGATGGCGCCACACAAGACAAGGTGCACGACGTGTCCTATGAGTCCGCGCTACGCCAGGCTGGCTACACGGTCACGGTCGTGCCGAACCAGGGCAAGGGCGCTGCAAAGGCTCGTATTGAGGCCGGCAGGCGTCTGTTCGGGTCGATGTGGTTCAACGAGGCCACAACCCAGCCAGGCCTTGAGGCGCTGGGCTGGTATCACGAAAAGCGAGACGAGCAGCGCGGCATCGGCCTAGGTCCAGAACACGACTGGTCGAGCCACGGTGCTGATGCATTCGGGCTGATGTGCGTGGCTTATGAAGAGCCGCGCGAGTCCAAGCCCCTGAACTATCCAAGACTGAGCCACGCATGAAAGGCAACGCTGAGAAGCGCCCCTGAACTATGGCAAAACGAATGACAGAAGACGAGCTGCGCGCACTGACAGACAGTGAGATGCGTCTGGCCGTCGGCTATTGGTCCGGCAAGCTGGCAAACCAGCGCATGAAGGCCATGGTCTATTACCTGGGCGAGGCGAAGCTGGACCTTTCGCCACCCGAAGTGGACGGCCGCTCGTCTGTGGTGTCGCCAGATGTGCGCAACACAATTGAATCGATGCTGCCGCAGCTGATGGTGAAGTTCTGCGGCGGCGATACCGTGGTGGAGTTCGAGCCCACGAAACAGGGTGATGAGGAAATGGCCGAGCAGGCCACGGACTACCTCAACTATCTGCTGTTCGTGCGCAACCACGGCGAGCGCGTCGTCTACAACTGGATGAAGGACGCGTTGCTGTCGAAGAATGGCATCGTGAAGGTATGGTGGGACACGCGCTGGGACGAGACCCGCGAAGAGTATGAGGGCCTGCACGATGTCGAACTCGCCCAGCTGATGGACGATGAAGAGGTCGAGGTCACAGAGCAGAAGTCCTACCCAGACGAAGAAGACGCAGAGCAGCGCATGAAGGCGCTGGAGAAGCTGCAAGAGCAACTGGATCAGGCGCTGGATGCTGCCCAGCAGGGCAATCAGCAGGCCGCCCAGGCGATCCCGCAGATCCAGGGCCAGATGCAGCAGATCCAGGCCACGCCGCCGAAGATGCTCTGGGATGTGGTCTGCAAGCGCGTGAAGAAGGGTGGCCGGGTGCGTGTCGAGAACGTGCCGCCTGAAGAGTTCCTGATTTCCCGCAAGGCCAAGTCCATCGAGGATGCGTCGTTTGTTGGCCACCGTGTCGCACGGACCATCTCTGAGCTCAAGTCCATGGGCTACAAGAACGTGGACGACATCACCAGCGACGACCAGGCCGCAAGCCTGAACATGGAGCGGATCGAGCGCCTGTCGTGGGATGACGAGATGGCCTACCTGCAGATGGACAACGTCCAGTCGATGGACACGTCCCAGAGGCAGATCTGGGTAACTGAGTGCTATCTGCGCTGCGACTATGACGGCGACGGCATTGCAGAGCTGCGCAAGGTGGTTCGTGCTGGCAACCAGATCCTCGAGAACGAGGTTTGCGATGTGGCTCCTTTCGTGAGCATCACTCCGGTGCCGATGCCTCACAAGTTCTTTGGCCTGTCCGTTGCGGATCTCGCCCTGGAAGGCCAGCGCATCAACACGATCCTGCTGCGCAACCAGCTGGATAACAACAATCTGGAGGTCAACGGGCGGTATTTCGCGGTTGAAGGCCAGGTGAACCTGGACGACCTGCTGACATCGCGTCCTGGTGGCGTGGTCCGCATGAAGTCAGCGGGGATGGCCGGCAGACTTGACCAGGGCGCTGGCAACTCTGGTCTGAATCTCCAAATGATGGAGTACATGAAGGGGTTCCAAGAGGACTCCACCGGCTGGACCCGCTACAACCAGGGCTCGGACGGTGATTCTCTGAACCAGACTGCCACAGGCGTGAATCAGATCGTCAACCGCGCCGACATGCGCCTCGACCTGATCGCCAGGAACTACGCTGATGGCTTCCGCGAGCTGTTCCGCCTGATGCTCAAGCTGTGCTCGCAGTACCAGCAGACTGAGGACATGGTCAAGCTGCGCGGCAAGTGGGTGCCGGTGAGCCCGCGTGAGTGGCGTCGTGGGTTCAATGCCACTATCAACGTGGGCCTGGGCACAGGATCAAAAGACCAGCTTGTGCAGCAGCTGATGATGATTGGCCAGCAGCAAACGCTGGGCCTGCAAATCGGCACCGCAACGCCCAAGAACGTCTACGAGACGCAGGCGCAGCTGACCAAGGCTGTCGGGTTCAAGAGCCCTGACAAGTTCTTTGTTGACCCGTCCACGCAGCCTCCGAAGCCTCCGCAACCAGATCCTGCACAGATCCAGGCCCAGGTTGAGACGATGAAGGCCCAACTGAAAGCGCAGACGGACCAGCAGTCCAAGGCCGCCGAGCTCCAACTGGAGCGCGAGCGGATGGCAATGCAGGCTGAGGTCGACCGCAACCGTCAGGAAGCTGAGGCGCAGCAGCAGCAGCTGAAGATGAGCATGGAGCGTGAGCTGGAGCAGTTCAAAGTCCAGGCGCAAATGCAACTGGCTGAGTTGAAGGCGCGCCTGGAGCAGGAGACTGCATTGCAGGTGGCGCACATGAACAACGAGGCCAAGCTGATCGCCGCGCAGATGCAGGCGAAGGCGCCGGCCACGCAAGAGATGGACAACGCAGCCGACGCTGCCCTGGGGGATGACGTTGGAACAGGTTCCTGACGAGCGCTTGCAACAGCGCATCTATGACGCAAACCGGGCACGTGAGGTGCTGGAGAACGAAGCATTCTCTGGCGCATTCGTCGCCATCGAGTCGGAGGTAATCGAAGAATGGAAGAAGTCACCAGCCCGCGACGCGGAAGGCCGCGAAAAGCTGTGGGCGTACCTACAGCTGCTGAAGAAGGTGCGGACGCACCTGGAGTCAACGATGAAGGACGGGCAGATAGCGGAGCTCGACCTGAACCACAACCGGAGCCTGCGCCAACGCGTGAAGGATGGCTGGGATTCGTTGACCGAGTGAAGGAAAAAGCCGCGAACAGTGGCCGCAGCTTCAACACCGTGTCCCACCCGGCGCCCGTCGACCCCGTGATCCACGCTGACTGGCCGATCAAGGTCAACGTCGGCCCTGAATCGATCTAGCCGAAGCGCAACCGGCATTGTTTGTTGTGTGTTTGGGTATCGCAGTGATGCGCCCCCAGGAGATGTAGATGGACAATCCGACCACGGAATCCAACCAGCCGTTGAACCTCGATTCCGCCGCCCAGGCCTTCAGCCAGGTGCTCGATGCGGAGCCTGAACAGGAGCGCGAGCAGCCTGCCAGCGAGCAAAACCAGCCTGCCGAGCAGCAGGAGCAGCCTCAAGGCGAGCCCAATGCCTCGACGGAGCCGCAGGACCAGATGGTCACGGTCAAGATCGACGGCAAAGAGGTGGAAGTCCCGCTGTCCGAGCTCAAGAACGGCTACCAGCGGCAGCAGGACTACACCAAGAAGACCATGGAGGTCTCTGAGCAGCGCAAGGCCGCTGAAGCAGAGACCCAGCGTGCTCAATACGAGCGCCAACAGTACGCTCAGAACCTGCACAACCTGCGGGTTCAAGCGGAGGCTGCACTGCAGTCTCAAAGTCAGATCGATTGGGACCGACTGATCGCTGAAAACCCGCAGGAGGCCTTGCGGCAGAAGCACCTCATGGATCAGAGGCAAGCTCAACTGCAGCAGGTGTATGCGGAGCAACAGCGCGTCGCCCAAGCGATCCAGGCCGACCAGCGACAGGGCTATCAGCGCCATCTCTCGGAGCAGCACCAACAGCTCGTTGACAAGCTGCCCGAATGGAAGGACGAAGCCAGAGCAAAGGCCGAAAGCGCGGCGATCCGTGACTACCTGCTTGGCCAGGGTTACGACACTGACGCGGTGAACAGCGTGAACGACTCGCGCGCCGTCGTCATTGCCCGCAAGGCGATGCTCTACGACCAGATGATCTCGAAAACGGATGCGGCTACGAAGAAGGTTGCCAACCTGCCTACCAAGGTGGAGCAGCCTGGCTCTGGCGCCAATCCCAACCTGGACCGTCGCACTGCGGCATTCCAGAAGCTTTCGAAGACCGGGCGTGTTGAAGACGCTGCTCAGGTATTCGCCCAATTTCTTTGATTTCTAACGTCGAGAGACGCTGAAAGGACTCACCATGGCCGCACCCAGCGGAACCTTCCTGACCACGGCTGCCATCGGCAACCGTGAAGACCTGACCGATGTGATCTATCGCATCAGCCCGACCCAGACGCCCACGCTGAACATGGCGTCCAAGGCCAAGGCGACCAATACCCTGCATGAGTGGCAGACTCAGGACCTGGCAGCCGCCGCGTCCAATGCCGCCGTGGAAGGTGACGACGCCGCTGCCAAGACCGTGACGCCCACTGTGCGCTTGAACAACCGCACGCAGATCAGCACGAAGACCGTGCGCGTGTCCGGCACCCAGCGCGCGATGAATCCTGCGGGTCGCAAGGATGAACTGGCCTACCAGTTGTCCCTGGCCTCGCTGGAAATCAAGCGTGACATGGAGCTGGACCTGACGCAAAGCGATGTGGCGGCGACCTCTCCCCGCAAGTCGCGCGGCCTGCGTGGCTGGGTGGTGGACAACGTGAACCGCAACGGCGGCACGCTGGCCGACTACGTGGCCAACACCGGCTACACCCCCGGCACGCAGCGTGCGTTCGTGGAGTCGCAGGTGAAGGACGTGCTGCAGAAGTGCTACACGGCTGGCGGCGAGCCAGACACGATCATGATGCCTCCCGCTGCCAAGCAGACGTTCTCGACGTTCACCGGCAACGCGACGCGCATGGACAAGTCGGAGGACTCCAAGCTGTACGCATCGGTGGACTACTACGTGTCCGACTTCGGCACGATCCAGGCCGTTCCGAACCGCTTCATGGCCACGCGCGACGTGTTCCTGCTGCAGTCGGACAAGCTGGCCGTGGCCTACCTGCGCCCCTTCCAGACCACCGACATCGCCAAGACCGGCGACAGCGATGCTCAACAGATCATCGTTGAGTACACGCTGGAATGCCGCGCTCCCAAGGCGCACGGCGCGGTGTACGACATCCTGTAATCAACGGCGGGGCTTCGGCCCTGCCATCAAGGAGAGAACATGGGTGTGAACCTCAAACAGAACCCCGATGGCTCCGTAGGCCTGGTGGGGGATGCAACTGGCGGCGATGGTGGTTTCGAGATCGCCCCGCTGGCCTATACGGCGACCATCGCCGACACGTCGTTCTTCACTGCTGACCGGGCGTACATCGTAAAGGGCATTCGTGGCCGCGTCGATGTGGCCGGCACTGGCGGCGCATGCACTGCGGTGATGCGCAAGGTCTCGTCTGGCACTGCTGGCACGTCCGGCACTGCACTGCACACAGGCACTTTCAACCTGGTCGGCACGGCCAATGCGGTGCAGACGCTCACGCTGTCCACGACGGCGACCGATCTGGTCATTGCAGCGGGCGACAGCCTGTTCTTCGACCTGACTGGCACGCCCACATCGGCAGTCGGCAACATCACCGTGACTTTGGCGCCGTCCAACTGATCACAGGGGCTCCGGCCCCTTTCCTTTTTCTCTCACCGCTGAGAAGCGTCGGAGATCCTCATGTCGCAAATCTACTGCGCCGGTTTCGTCACGATCACGATGCCGGGTTTCAGCGCTGCTACGGGCGCATCCTCGGCCGCGACGGCTATCCCTGTGGCGTCGGACGGCAATCGACCCCGCTATGTGCGTGTGGCCGCGCGCAATGAGTGCTACGTGAAGCTGGGCATCTCGACTGTCGTTGCCACGGCAAATGACATCCTGGTGCAGCCCGCGGATTCAGTGATCCTGCACGTGCCCAATGGAATCACGCACATCGCGTACATCCAGGGCACGGCAGCTGGCCAGGTCAATGTCACTCCGCTGGAGCAGGCCTGATGCGGACCGTCATCGACCAAGGAAACGGTGTCAAGACGCTGGTCCAGCTGAATGGCGATGGTTCGTTGACGACCGGCACGATGCAGGACTGCGAGTCCATCCTGGAGCGGAGCAAGGCACTGCACAACGAGGGCATGCACGGCTCCAAGGACATGCGCCTGGCTGCCTCGATTCCCGTGGTTGTGATCGAGAAATGGTGCAACGACAACGGCGTGCGATACGAGGACCTGGGCCGCTCGGCAGAGCTCAAGCGCCGCATGCTCAGTGATCCTGCGTTGAGCTCGTTTCGTGTCTGGAAGGGGCGCATATGAGCCTTACAACCTATGCCGGCCTGCAGGCATCCATCGCGAGATGGCTCAAGCGCTCTGACTTGACGGCAAACATTCCTGACTTCATCTCATTGGCGGAAGGCAGGATTGCGCGCGATCTGCGCCTGCGTAAGCAGATCACCAAGGTGACGCTTGTCACCACTGGTGGCGTGCAAGGCGTGGATCTGCCTGATAACTACCTTGAGGCCGAGAACATCACCCTTGATGGTGGTGAGCCGCGTCAGTTGACGTTCGTGCCCATCGAGCACCTGGACACCAAGTACCCGGCCAACTACACGGCCATGCCAGGCGTCTACACGTTGCTGGGCAACCAGTTGCTGCTCGGCCCGGTGCCGGATGGTGTCTACAACATTGACGTCACGTACTACGCACGGTTCGTCCCGCTGTCAGATGTGAACACAACGAATTGGCTGCTGCAGAACCATCCCAGCATCTATCTGTTTTCCGCGCTGGCCGAAGCGGAATTGTTTCTTGTCAACGATGAGCGTGCCGTGCTATGGGCCTCAAAAGCAACACAAGAGATCGGCACTTTGCAGAGCGTAGACGATGCTGCAGTGCATAGCGGTACAGCGTTGAGAGTCAGGACGGTGAATTGATATGACTGTCGAAACCGCGACCTACATCAACCAGCTCAATCCGTCGTGGCCGCTGCAATCGGACATTGTGCGGGAAGGTGCTGGGCACATTCGGACCACCAAATCCACGCTTCAGGCATCTTTCCCGAACGTGGCCGGCGCGGTCTCCGCATCCCATGTACAGCTCAGCTATGTGACTGGCGTCACATCGGCAATTCAGCCGCAGATAGACAGCAAGGGTGCAATCACGGGGCAGACGTGGACTGGACCCCATGTCTTCAGCGGCTCCATCACGGTGCCGACCCTGGCTCAGGGCACCAGCACAGTCGGAGCCGCTTCCACGGCATTCGTGCAGAACGAGTGGGCGACCAGGCTGCCAAACTACACAGGCCCCATCACAGCATCCACAACTGAGTTGAACCGCGTCGCTGGTGTCACATCTGGCATTCAGACCCAGATCGACGGCAAGGGTGCCATCAACGGTCAAACATGGTCGGGAACCCACTCCTTCCCATCAACCACAACTGTCGGCCCACTGACTCCAACGAAGCAGGGCTATCTGGCCACTGTCACGAGTGATGTACAGGTCCAGATCGATTCCAAGGGCGCCATCAATGGCCAGATATGGTCTGGAGCTCACGATTTCCGCTCAGGCAGCGTCCTCGCGCCAACCAGGACCACGGGCGATTCCACCCAGAACGTGGCAACGACTGCATTTGTTGCTGCAACGGCGCTCTCTTCATCGCTTCCCGGGCAAACCGGGAATGCTGGGAAGTTCGTCACGACAGACGGATCTGCGGCAAGTTGGGACTGGGCGCAACTCGGGACTGTTGTGCACACGGCCGGCGGAGTGCTTCAGGTCGGAAAATTGAACATCCTGAACTGCACTGGTCAGGCGTTCACGTTGCCAGCATCATTTACAGACAAGGATCCGCTTGGATTCGTACATGTCGACACGGCAAGCATCAACACCATTGATTGGGGAACCAGGAACCTTTTTGGGCGCCAGCCTGGCGTGATGACGCTCAGTGGTAACAACGTTCGCGGGTATGTTCGCTGGAACTCCGCTACCGGGGGATTTGTATGAGCAGCGAGTTTTCTGATTTCTTCGGTGGTGGCGGCGGGTCGTCCATCTCCCGCGGCTGGGCAATGCAAGTCTTTGCGGCGAAATCAATTACTTTCCCAAAATCGGGGTTTGTGCGTGTTGCTGTGCAGTCGGCGGGAGGCAGTGGCGCTGCAACTGCTGGAGCGACAAGTACGTGCGCAACCGGGGGCAATTCGGGTCCGTGGGGCGTAAAAGTCTTTCGGGTTGCGGCGAACGATGTGCTCGCGTTGTCAATTGGCGCGGGTGGTGCTCGGCCGGCAACTGGCGGCAGCAACGGCCTGCAGGGGGGCACGACGACAGCGACACTTAATGGAACGACGATCATCACAGCCCAAGGCGGTGAGGGTGGCACTTACTATAACAACGTCGGGACTGCTAACGCTCCCGCCCCTGCTGCAACAGTCACCGGCTGTGATTTTTGGGTGCCAGGTCTGAGGGCGGGTAGTGCAACCGTAGCTTCTGGTGGCCAGTCTGTAAGCGGAGGTGCTGCTAGCGATATTCTTCAATCTGGTCTTGGGCGATCGCCGAACGCTACAAATAATAGCGTTGGCATGGGCGGTGGTTCTGTTGGGAACGATGTTGGCTCCCCTGTTACTCCATATCTAGCTCTTGCTAACTGGGGGCTTGTTTCTGCGAGTGGATCGAAAGGCCCTGGACAGGGCGGCATATTGGGCAGCATCCAGCCTGGATTCTTTGGTGGCGGCGGTTCAACGAATACCGCAAGTAATAATGCATATACAGATGCAATTATTGGCGGCGGTGGAGGATCTGGCACCTCTGCCTCACTTGCTGGGGTGGGGGGCGCTGCTTATGTTTACCTGCAATATGAGCCCGTGGCGTGATTATGCGAATCGAAATACTCAACGCAGACGGCACAGCCGCAAACACGATCATCGCTACGCCTGAAGTTGCGGAGCAGCTGCACCCTGGGGCCTGGCGCGTGGCTGCTGAGCAGTATGAGCCCATGCTCGCAGTGACGCACATCTCATGCACTCGCCGCCAGGGCCGGCTTGCGCTGCTCATGCTGGGCCTGCTTGAGGCCGCCGAGGCTGCCATTGCCGCAATGCCCGATGGCGCCGACAAGCGTGCGGCTCAGATCGAGTACGAGGCGGACACCTGGGAGCGGCACAACCCGTTCCTCTCGGCCTTATGGGCTCAACTCGGCGGCACGCCGGAATCACTTGATGAGGCCTTCGCGCGAGCTGTGGCCCTCTGACCCGAAACCATCACACCAACCCGCTTCGGCGGGTTTCTTTTATGCCCAGCAAGACCTTCTTGGACCTAGGAAAGATAGGTGTAGTCAAGGACGTTGCTTCCCAGGAGTTGCCCATCAATGCCTGGTCTGACGCGATGAACATGCGCTTTCGCAATGGCGGGATTGAGCGCATGAAGGGTGAACAGCAGGTGTTCGCTACTCCTACAGTTACGCCATATTGGTTGCAGCCGTACTACCAGGGGGGCAAGCGCTATTGGATTCACGCTGGGCTCGCGAAGATCTCTGCTGATGACGGCACGACAAGGACCGACATCACCCCGACCCCTGCGCCGTCAGGCGCCATAGACGACCGTTACACAGGCGGCGTGCTGAATGGCGTGCTCGTCGTGAACAACGGTGTGCAGACGCCGTGGTATTGGGGTGGCACCGGGGTACTGACCGTGCTTCCAAATTGGCCGGCGAACATGAAGGCAGCTTCAGTGAGGCCGTTCAAGAATGTGCTCGTCGCACTTGATGTGACCAAGGGAGCGACACCGAAGCGCTATGCGCAGATGGTCAAGTGGTCGCACACGGCAGACCCTGGAACGGTGCCTCAAAGCTGGGATGAGACGGACAAGACGAAACTGGCTGGCGAGTTGGAACTTGCGGAAGAGCCGTCTTTGCTGATCGACCAATTGCCTTTGGGTGATGTGAACATCATCTACAAAGAAAACAGCATGTATGCCATGCGAGCCACAGGCGGCCTGGACGTGTTTTCCTTCCAACGATTGCCGGGTTCGGTCGGTGCGATGGCAAGAGGTTGTATTGCTCAGACGCCTTTAGGACATGTGGTGCTGACCCATGGGGATGTGATCCTCCATGCTGGCCAGGGGCCTCGCTCGATCATCAACGGAACGCTGCGCAAGTGGCTGTTCATGAACATCGACAGCACGAACCGCAACCGGGCATTTCTGACCACGAATCCTCCCTACAAGGAAGTGTGGGTGTGCTTCCCTGAGCTCGGCGCCGATTCCTGCACTCTGGCAGCGGTCTGGAACTGGGATGAGAACACATGGACCATCCGGCAGCTCCGCAATGTGACCTATGGCGCAGTTGGACAGCTGGACACCGTGACCACTAGCACATGGGATTCTCAGAACTACGCCTGGGACGATGCTGTCCAGGCCTGGAGCGAGGATGAGCTTTCCCCTGCTCAAGAACGGCTGTTGATTGCTTCGACGCAGCCAATGATCAATGCAGTGGACATCACTGGGACGATCAACGGTACGCGCTACACAAGCGTCGCAGAACGTACAGGACTGGCGCTTGACACAACGGAGATGGTCAAGCTGATCCGCAACCTGCGATTCCGCGCGACAGGGCCGCAGGGTGTGCAGCTGCAGATCGAGCTTGGCGCGCAGATGAGCCCCGAGATGCCGGTGCAGTGGTCTCCTGCTGTAGTTCACACCATCGGAGCCAATCCATACGGTCAAGTCGATTCGTTCGCTACGGGCCGATACCTGGCCATCCGCGTCACATCACTGGACAACCAGCCGTGGCGCTTCCAGAGCTTCGATGCTGATTTCGTCGTGCAAGGGAGGTACTGATGTACGTGCCAAGAAACGTCCCGCCAGACCCTGGCGCACTGCCAGAGTTCCTGCATCAAGAACTGCTGAACATCCAGACGGCGTGGCAAGCAGCTGCGCCTTTTGTCTATCTGCAGCCGCTGCACAAAGAGCCTGCGAGGCTGTTCGATGGCCTTGTAGTCCTGGCTGATGGCACAGATTGGAACCCTGGCAGCGGTGCCGGGTACTACGGATACAGAAACGGCGCCTGGCGCCTTTTGGGATGAGGTGAACAATGGCATATACCTACCAATACGCGGATGGAACGACCGGCAGCAGCCCGTACCAGATTGGCGCTGACGGCCGCGCGCTGACAAACGAGTATGGCGGCGTCATTGAGGGGAAGTACCTCGGCAGCGATGGCAACGCCAACGGCTGGCTTGTGGGTGCGAACACCCCCAGTCCATCCACTGGTGGTGGCAGTATCGGCGGCGGCAGCAATGCAGTCTTCGGAGGAACAAGTCCAGGCGGCTACAACGTCAGCACCGGAGACAACTCCTATGGCGGCGGATCCTCTGGTGGTTCTTCTGGCGGCGCTTACTACCAACAGGGCACGAATCCGTATCTGCAACAACAGGCGGACGCACTGACGAAGGACATGACGAACAACTTCAATACCCGGGTGCTTCCTGGTATTGGGTCGCAAGCCATGGCTGCGGGTGGTTTTGGCGGTTCCCGCCAAGGCGTCATTGAGGCGAACGCAAACAACGATCTGCAGAGTCAGATCGCAAGCGGTCTCGCGGGTCTGCGCGGCAACGGATTCAACACCGCTCTGCAGTACGACCTGGGGCGCCGGAACAACGATCTCGGCTTCTACAACGCAGGCAACAGCTACAACCTGGGCCTGGGCAATCTAGGATTGGGATACGCCGGTCTTGACCGTCAGATCAACAACGACAACAACAGCTGGGCGCTGCAGGGGGCGCAACTGGGCAACAACACCTGGAACCAGTTGATGGGCAACAACCAGACCGGCATCAACGCCGGCACGAACATCCAGAACACGCCGCTGAACTACCTCAACAACTTCGGGAATCTGATCAACAGCATCGGCTCTGGATTTGGCACCACCACGGGAACCGGAAGCACTCAGGGCAACCCTCTGCTGGGGGCTTTGGGTGGTGCACAGCTGGGCGGCCAGATCGGCAATCTGTGGGGGACCGGCAACAGCGGCGGCAGTTCCGTTGGCAGCGGTTCTGGCCTTGGCTTGAAGGCGCCTGGCTCTGGATTCTGGAGCACGCCGTAATGCACTTTCTTCCCAGCACCGTTCCTGATGAAGCCGCGGCAGCTTTGGAGCCGGCATTCCGCCGCACACATACGGACACCGTGGAGATGTGGTTGGAGCGTTGCCGCGCGGACCTCGCCCAGCTTTGGGAGCACCAGGGCTACTGGGCAATCAGCGAGGTCATCGACGGCAAGACATGCCGCGTGCTGCACCTTGTGGCAAGCGCAGGCGTGTTCAACAACGAGCTGGTGGATGAGGTGGAGGCCTGGGGCCGGTCCATCGGGTGCAAGAAGGTAGTGGCCGAGGTGCGACGCGGCATGACCCGCCGTCGCCCTGGCTACAGGATCAAATCAGTAGCAGTAGAAAAGGACCTGTGACATGCCAGATTCAATCGGAAAAATCGCAGGCGGCCTGGTGGGCGGCCTGTTCAGCGACAGCGGCGGCGGCCAATCTCAGACCCAGACGCGTGAGCCGTGGGGACCGGCCCAGCAAGGCCTGAAAGATGTGCTGAATGATGCGACAAAGCTTCGCACGTACTACCAGCAAAACCCGCTGAACCAACTTCAGCAGACCAGCTATCAGAACCTGTACGGGGACATCGACAACTATCGGCAGAACATGGCCCCGAGCATGATGGCCCTGTCCAACCGGTTGATGAACAGCAACTACCAGCGCGCTCCTGCAGGGTCGGAGCTGGGCGGATTCCTGCAGCCGGAGCGTGGCATGGGCGCTGGCACATACCGCACTGGCGCGACGCCAGGCGGCAGTGTGGCTGGCGGCAATGGTGCTGGTGGCGCATTGCAGGGGTTGCTGGGCCAAGCTGGACAGGGATATTCTCCTCTGATGCAAAGCGGCGGACTGCTCGGCGGCATCTCTGGGGCAGCTGGCAGCCTGCCGGGTGCACAAGGCCCGGATTCTGGCGCAGGACAAGCGATGCAATCTGGTGGCATCCGCCCGAGTCCGATGATTCCCACGATGATGACGAATCCCGGGACAGCGTACGGGCAGATCGACTTCGGCGCACTGAACCCCTGGACAAGCGGCGCGATCCCAGAGCCCAAGGCGCCAGAGAGCAACACCGGCAATCTGACCGACGCCGAGATCGAGTATCTGCGCCGGCAGGCGGCCCAGGATCAGTTCCGCCGTGACCAGTACGGCTACGGCGATGGAGGTGCGTGATGGCTGGACTTCTTGACTTCCTGAGCGCGCCTGAGTCTCAGCTTGGTCTCGGTCTACTGGCGGCGGCGGGCTCTGGGCAGAAGTTCGGCCCCGGCCTTTTGAGCGCCGTCCAATACGCGGACTCGCAGCGCAAGGGCGATCTGCAGCAGAAGCTGCTGCAAGCTCAGATGGACAACTACCAAAGCGAGATTGAGGCCCGCAAGCTAGCGGCCGTCAAAGACGCGCGGCAGCAGGCCTGGATTGAGCGCCTGATGGGCGGAAGCCCGACTCAGGGCCAAGGCGCTGGCTTTGTCGGTGCTGCTGGAGCGTCTGGCGCTGCGCCTGGTGCCGGCATGCCAGCGGCTGGTGGTGGCGGCCAGGGCGGTGGCGGCATTCTGGAGCTAGCGCGCTCCCTGGGCATCCCTGAGCAGGCGATTCAAGCTGACATGGCTTTCAATGGCGGCAAGGGCATCGCCGCGATGATCGAAAAGAACGGCGGCCGGGATATGCAGGTCACGAACGGCTATGCCTACGACAAGAACCGTGTGGGCGCCGGCTTCATGCCCAGCCTTTCCACCTCCCAAGACGGAAAGACGAGCATGGTCCGTATCGGGCCTGATGGCCTGCCGGTCGTATCGGCGCCTCAAGGTGCGCTGGAGACCTTCAACAACTACCAAGGTGTTCAGGCCAGCTACAAGCCCATCAAGATCTACAACCCCGAGACAGGCCGAGACGAATACACCAGCGAAGGCGCGGTGGTCCGCGGTGCACGTGGCGGCGCTGGAGGCGGCCAGCAAGACATCCGCAGCTCTGCATATGCGGGCGGATCGCGTGCATCTGCAAATCAGGAGAGCATCCAGATCCTGCAGATGGAAATGCAGCAGCCTGGACGCACGCAAGCCGAGAAGGACGCCATTTCGCGTGAGATTGGACGGCTTCAGTTCATGCCGAAGGGGGAGGGCGCGGCGCCTGCGTCTGGGAACTATGCTGCAGGCCCTAGCTCTGCCGAAGCCGCTCTATCAGATGCTGCCCGGGCGCGTGCCGTGGACACAGCAAAAGCCGATGTGGTGCGCGATACCGACAACCGCAGCAAGGTTCGCAATGCAAACGACAACCTGTCCAATGCAGACCGCGCCATCGAGCTGCTGAAGCTAGGCCCGACGGGAAGCGTCATCGGCTCCCTGATGGATAGTGGATCAGCTGTGTTCGGCCGATCCACTCCAGGGGGAAAGATCGCGGCTCAGCTCGATATCGTGTCTGCCAACATGGTGAAGAACGTCCCGCGTTTCGAGGGACCGCAGTCCAATATTGACGTTGAGGGCTACAAGTCCGCTGCGGGCCGCGTGGCTGATCGATCTCTGCCAATTGACCAGCGGATTGCTGCCGCTCAGGAGGTGAAGTACTTCGAGCAGAAAGCTCTTCGTCAAGCTGGCGGGCAGCAGACTGGCGGCGCCACCGGCAGCTGGGGAGGGTCGCCAGGAGGCGGTAAGAGCGGGCAAGTGATCAACTTTTCGGACCTCAAATAATGGATGTACGTCTGCCGGATGGCACCATCATCAGCAATGTCCCGGACGGCACGACAAAAGCCGATCTGGTCACGAAACTCCAGAAAAACGGGATGGCTGTGCCTGCTGATTGGCTGCAGCAAAGCGCGCCCGCTGCGCCTTCCAACCCCGTTCAGGACGCCGGCCGCGCAGTCAACCGCGGCATCTCTGACCTGCCACGCCAAGTCGGTCTTGCTGGCCGCTACGGCTTGGAGGGGCTGGCAAACGCAGCACAGGTCTTCACTGAACCTGTGGCCGGACTCATGCGCATGGCAGGCATCAACACCGCGCCCTTGGGGCAGGTTGCAACCAGTGCGGCCGATGCCATTGGCTTGCCCAAGCCACGCGACGAGCTGGAGCGTGTGGTGGGCGACGCAACCCGCCTTGTCGCGGGCGCGGGTGGCACTCTTGGTGGCGCCCAGCAACTGGCAAAGCTGCCCGGCATGATCGGCTCCGTGGGGAGTGCGCTGTCTACTGCACCAACCGCTCAGCTTTCGTCTGCTGCTGGCGGTGGTGGCTTGTCTGGCCTGTCGCGCGAGGGTGGTGGGGATGAGTTGCAGCAGGCCGCCGCTGGATTGATCGGCGGGGTCGCTGGCGGCTTTGCTCCCGGTCTGGTGCAGGGTGCCACAGCGGGTGTGAAGCGTGCCCTGGCGCCGAAGATGACGCCCCAGCAGTTGGATGCACAGATCAATGTGATATTCGAGCGCTCGGGAGGCGACTATTCGCAGATCCCGGAGCGTGCGCGCCAAGCACTGCGCACCGAGTTGCGTGATGCCTTGCAAGCGGGGAAGGAGCTGAACCCAGATGCTGTGCGCCGTCTCGCTGACTTCACTGCGACTGGCCTTACTCCTACCAGGGGGTCTGTGACCCTGAACCCGGTACAGATCACCCGTGAAATGAATCTGGCGAAGATCGGTGCCAATGCCGGCAATGCTGATTTGCAAGGACTGGCGCAAATTCAAAATGAGAACAACGTTAGACTCATCCAGTCGCTAAATGAGCAAGGTGCAACTCGTGGCGATCTGCAACGTGCTGGAGAGCAGATCACATCCTCTATCCTTGGTCGTCGTGACAATCTTCGCTCTGCGGAGCAGGCGGCATGGGATGCGGCAAAATCTTCGCCAGGATATCGCCAGCCGATCTCGCCAAAGGTGATCAGCGACATCAACCAGACGCTGGGCGAGGAGGGACTGATGCCTTTCATGAATCCCGGAGTTTCCAGGTACATGGAAGCCTTCATGGATGGGAAGCAGCCCTTCACGCCTCAGGACTACCGAAACCTGCAGTCCATGCTCTCCCGCGAGATCGCTAGGGGTGGCAATGAAGGGTACGCAGCGAAGACTGCAGCACGCGTTCTGAGTGAGTCACAGGTGCAGCCGATTACAAATCCTGGAGGGATCGACTTTGGGAACTCGGTTCTTACCGGAGACATGGCGCAGCGGCTGCGCACTATGGACGCGGCGCCAGGATCGGCCATTGACGCAGTGAACCGTGCACGTGGCGCCACGCGTTCAGCTTATGCATACGAGGATTCATCTCCGTTGGTGCGCGAGGCACTTTCTGGCGGCAACTCTGCCGACCCGGCCAATATTGCTAAAAAGTATGTGATCGGTGGGACTCCAAACCAAGCCCAGATGCTGGCCAAAGAAATCGGCCCACAAGGAGTGCCAGTCATTCGGGACGCCATCGTTGCCCACCTGAAAGAGAAGGCTCTGAACCGTGGGTCGGATGAGGTTGGGAAATTCAGTCAGTCCGCTTACAACAAAGCGTTAGCCGATATTGGAGAGAAGAAATTAGGCTTGTTCTTTCAGCCAGAAGAAATAGAGTCACTCAAACGACTTGGCCGTGTCGCAAGCTACACGCAAGTTCAGCCAGTGGGGTCTGCCGTTGGCAATAGCAACACCCCTGCGGTGCTGCTGGGGAGAGGTCTTGACCTTCTTGGAAAGGTTCCATTCATTGGCCCAATGGCCGCGAACCCGCTGAACAACCTGCAGATCAGCATACGTGAGGGCGCAGCGCAAAACGTGCGCCCTGGGCTGCTGGGCCCTGTCCAGAAGGAGCCCGTGATGCGCGGCCTGCTCAACCCAGCCCTGGCATACACGGGCGGCCTACTTGCGCCCCCGCCATGAGTCGTAGATGGCAAGCACGATCAGCGCGCCGATCCAGCCTATGAAGCCCGGGCTGAAGTTGCTGTTCCTGATCATCTGATTGATGGTCTCACGCAAATTTTCCATAGTCCTATGCCCGCCTTGAGCGGGCTTTTTGTTGCAAAAGTATGGCTGGTGAATACGACCCCACAAGCGGCATGAGTCCGCTGGAATTGCTCCTTGCTGGCATCGGCCAGGGCATGAACAACACGAAGTCTGGGATACAACAGTCGCTGGGTCAACTGTCGAAGCAAGACATTCGCGATCTGCGCGATCTCGACTCGCCGCTGCTGGCCACCGGGATGGGGCGCGCGGGCTCAGTCCTGGGGAGCACGCTGAGCATGGTTCCCGTCGCATTCGCGCCTGGCGCAAACACATTGGCCGGAGCAGGCCTCCTGGGCGCCGGGATGGGCCTCCTGCAGCCCAGCGGGTCCACTGATGAGACGTTGCGCAACGCTGCGATGTTCGGGCTCCTCGGCCCGGCCAGTCAGCTCTCCGGGCGCGCGCTTGGCGGCCTTCTTTCGATGCCGAGCAAAGCCGCCGCTTACTAGCTTGGCGATCAGCAACAGTCCAAGCGCTGCAAATGGCACCAGGAAATAGGACAGATAGGGCCACACAGATGAGAACCTCCCTAGAGCCGTCTGGGCGCTTGCAAAAGATCATCGAATTCAAGCTCTCCCTTCAATATCTGCTTTCGATATTGGGAGCCATCGGAATGATGATCGTGACTATGTACTTCAAGGGCGAGAAAGCGGCGGAGGAGATCGTGGCCTTGCGGGGCGACATCCGCGAGTTGCGGGCCGAGTTGAAGGTAAAGGACACCACTACCAACGGCCTGTCTGGTGCCTTGACGCTCTTGCAGTTCCGCCTGGAGACCGCCGAATCCGACATCCGCGTTCTGAAGCAGGGCGAGCCCGTACCGAGGAAGACCAAATGATCACTTTTCCTTATGGGTGGATCGTCTTGCCCTGCTCTTCAAGCTTGATATCTCGTATACATGAGTAGGAGACATGTTAAAAAATCCTCCTATCTCTTTTGCTGTAAATCTCCGTGATGAATAAAGAATCCTTACAGCATCTACTATATTGTCACTAAACTTTGTCAAGTTGCATACTTCCCCATGCTGCATATTTAGCAGCATTTTTCTTGCATGTCTGTTATTTTCGGCGTATGTAGCCCATTCTAAGTTTGAAGAGCGGTTGTTTAGCTTGTCTCCGTCTATATGATTTACTGTTCTTGCCTTTTCTGGCATATCTCCCAGGAATGCCTTCGCGACAAGTTCGTGCACAGGTGCTTGGCTCCTGTGAGGTTTTAGTGATACGTATAGATAACCATTCTCATGGATGTTCCCAGTAAATATTTTCTCCTTATATTTTCTATTTAATCCGCCAGCTATGGTTGATACGTATTCATTTCTTTTCAGCCTGCCATGTGAGGATATTGCATAGTTCGGATACTCCGTATCCGACCATATTTCATCTTCATGCGTTAATTTCTCTAAACTGTTCATGGTGTCACCGTATGTCAGATTTTCTTTCTGCATTTGAAAATGCCCTTATGAATGAAGGAGGGTATCAGCTGACCAACGTTTCTGGCGACAAGGGCGGCATGACGTATGCCGGGATCGCGCGCAACCGCTGGCCGAACTGGAGCGGGTGGGATGCCATCGATGCTGGTGGCCGGCCTGCTGCAGATGCAGTACGAGCCTTCTACAAGCAGAACTTCTGGGATGTGATGCGGCTGGATGACGTGTCGTCACAAGTGATCGCCCGGCACCTGTTTGACTTCGGGGTGAATGCCGGAACGGGCACGGCTGTGAAGATTGCCCAGGTGGTGGCTGGAGTCACGCCAGATGGCGCAGTCGGCCCGCTCACCCTGGCGGCGCTCAACATGGCCGACCCTGAGCTTTTCAGCGCGCGGTACACCATCGCCAAAATGGCCCGCTACCGCGATATCGTCACGCGCGACAGGAGCCAGAGCAAATTCCTGCTGGGCTGGCTCAACCGTACCCTCAAGGAGGCCGCATGAACCCGATCATCCTGGGCGGCATCGTGGATGCCATCGGCAAGATTGCTGACGACCTCTTCACGTCCGACAAAGAACGTCTGGACGCGCAGATCGAACTGCAAAAGGTCAGCATTGAGGCCGCCAAGATCGATGCCAGCCTGGCTACCGGCCAGATGGAGGTCAATAAGGCCGAGGCCACGAATGCAAGCCTGTTCGTGGCTGGGTGGCGTCCGGCCATCGGCTGGGTCGGCGCTGCGTCGATGCTGTACCAATTCCTGATCTATCCGTTCCTGGTCTGGGCCTGGGCACTGATGCAGGCCAAGGGCTGGGTTCCGGTGACGATGAGTGCGCCGCCCATGCTGGAAGCAGAGTCGCTTTGGGTGATCCTGTCCGGTATGCTGGGCATCGCAAGTCTGCGCACGGTCGAAAAGGTCAAGTCCGCAGGCGCTTCGAAGGGGTGAAGTGGTGGGGGGATTTTTGACACATACCCCGCACAGGCTTCACAGAATGCGACCGAGGCAGACGACAAACCCAATGTAGATCAACAACTTGCGGCATCTGCAAGGACTGCGTACAAAACTCGAAATCAGGCGTACGTGCGAACGTACCGAGGGTTCGAATCCCTCCCTCTCCGCCAATGTGTCAGCAAACAAGCGCCTTCCGAGGCGCTTTTTTGTTGTGCCCATCAATCTACCCATCATTGGATGAAGCGATGGCAGGTTTAGCGAAACGACCTGGTTTCCATGACGACCAGGAGCGAACGACGCCCATGGGGTTGGTCCGCTACGGGTATGAGTTCTTGGAGTCTGCTTTCGTTATGTACGAGCGTGCGGCCCAGCCAAGACCTCCACTGGTTCCGTGTCCACCAATCCCAGTCTTGTATCTTTTGGGGCATGGGTTGGAGCTCACCTTCAAGGCTTTTCTACTGAGCAAGGGTGTCACTCTCAAGCACATTCGCTACGAGCTGGGCCATGATTTGGAGTGGGCATTCAGCAGCAGCAAGGAAAACGGCCTTGGCACAGTACTTCAATGGCAAGCTTCTGATGAGTCTGCGCTGACTTTGTTCAATGTGATGTACAAGGCGAAGGAGCTGGAGTACATAGTGACAGGAGCAAAGACCATCCCTTACTACCCACTGCTGCAGAACTTCTCTATCAAGCTGTTTGATGCGGTTGCTACCCCCATCGGCTTCCGGAAGCGTCTTGCCACTTGGACCTTGGATGAGTCGCCAGTTTGACGTATTGCTGAGCATCGTCAGGTGCGATGGCTGGACGTTAAAGCTTTAACAAAGAATCAAAGAATCAAAACGCCCCGAAAACCCGCATGGATGCTGGGTTTCGGGGCGTTTCTGTTTGATTAACAAAATTCAAATGGGGGAAATTTTTTGCGCGTGCGGAACAGGGCGGCCTAGGCCGGCAAGGGCTGTGGACTTCGGTCCACCCACTGGCCTACGATCACCAGACACCAAGGAGGCATCGATGATTAAGGTCTACGTGGACACAGGGGGCGAGATGCCGGGTCTGAAACACCTCAGGGCGCGAGGCTTGGCGGGTTCGGTCCATTTCCCTTATGAGCAACGCCTCAAACGCATTGACACGACTGCAAAGCCATCCAATCTGTCTTGGGGCGGCAGCGCGGCGTCTCATGCCGATCTCGCAGGCATGTCTTGGTCCGACACTGGCGAGAAGCCGATGCATGCGGCGATCGCAAAGGTTATTGGCGCGCACAACGTGGCCGACGTTCAACACCTAGCCTCTGCCCATGCGGCCGGCTGCGACGCTATGCTCACCTCCGACAAAGGCGACATCTGGCGTCACCGCGACGAGCTGCACGCGCTGCTCGGCATCCGCGTCTTTCATTCCGCCAGCGAATGGCCAGATTTCGTGGTTTTCTGCGAGAACAGCGCCTCCTAG